ATATCAAAGAGATGGATTTATGCTGCAGCCAGCTCGCTTTTGTTCATGACGAGTTACAGTTTGAATGTACACCAGAACATGTTGATGACCTCAAATCTCTTCTTGTTCTTGCCGCTGCTGAGGCGGGAGAGTACTACAATATGCGACTCCCAATAGCAGCTGAGGCTAAAGATGGCCTCACATGGGCAGACACCCACTAATGTATGAAATTATTAATAGATGCAGACTTCATTGTCTACAAAAATTGTGCAGCACAAGAAAATGAAATTGATTTTGGTAATGATGTTATTCTTGTTACCAGTAACTTTTCTGACGCATACAGCGCAACAATACGAGAACTTTCCAAGATTAAAAACAAATTTGGGACATTCTCTGATATAATACTGTTCTTTTCCGACAGTCAAAATTTTAGGAAGAAAATTTTACCCTCATATAAAGGTCACCGCAATCGGAAGAAGCCGTGTGGCTACAAACGTGTCATAGAGGAATTAAGAAAAGAGTATAAGGTTATTTTAAAACCTACTCTTGAAGCTGACGATACGATGGGCATTTATGCTACTAAGTACCCTGGAAACTGTATTGTGTCCCCTGATAAGGACATGAAACAGATACCAGGTCAGTTATATAACCTTGATGAAACATTCACAGTCAGTTTCGAGGAGGGTGCTAAGTGGCATCTCATCCAATCTATGGCTGGAGATCAGACAGATGGATACGCTGGAGTCCCTGGAATCGGGGTGAAACGTGCAGTATCCTTATTTGAAGAGCATGGTTACAGTTGGAAAACTGTAGTCAAAGCATTTAAAGAGAAAGGTTTAACTGAAGATGATGCTTTAGTTAATGCTAGACTCGCACGTATCCTTACAGCTAATGATTATGACTTCATCGCAAAGCAACCAATCTTATGGACTCCCACCCCCGGTTACAAAATTAACAACGGAACAGGACTTCAAAATGAGGCAACTTGAGATTGTCTTAGCAAAAGATGAGACAAGAAAAGAAGATCTTATCACTGTATTCCTAGCACTACAGAAACAAAACTTTGTGCTAGTAAATTCACTCACCAATTTAGTTGAAAAATGGCCAAAGGTCCAACCTATTATCAACGAGGAACTATCGATGTTTGGGATTTTATTAGAGAACAAAAATTAAATTTCCATCTCGGTAATGCTATTAAGTATATCTGCAGGGCAGGATACAAAACAGATAGCAAGATACAAGACTTAGAAAAAGCTATCCACTACTTAGAAAACGAACTCACCCATGAAAAAGACCTTTATCTCCGAGCAAGCCAAGGAATTCCGTACGAAGTACAACCTGTCCAACTCTCAGAATATGGCAACTCGTACCTATCAGAAGAATCTGATCGTCGAGGAATTTAAAGAAGTATTAGAAGCTGAAGGACAATTGTGGCGAAATAACAGCTCAACACACGAAGAATTATTAAAAGAACTAGCTGATTTAGTCTATGTATGCTACCAATATGCTGATAATATGGGATGGTTCTTAGATGAAGCTTTAGATAGAGTACATAAAAGTAATATGTCCAAACTCGGTGAAGATGGTAAGCCAATATATCGAGAAGACGGTAAAGTATTAAAAGGACCAGCTTACAAACCACCAAACTTAGAAGATTTAATTTAATGACCGCAGAACTTATCTCCCGCACTGGTCGGGTCCAGTCATGGCTGGATAACCCAGAATCACGCCTACCTGTATCTTGTACAGTATTTGTCGTTGAGGATAGTATGGAAGGTCCAGAAGGCATAGAAGCCAGCTGGAGATTTGCTTCTCATGCCCTCAGACATGGGGCAGGGTGTGCAGTACACCTATCAAAACTCAGACCGAAAGGTCACGAGAATGGAAAAGGCTTAACAGCTAGTGGTCCAGTCTCATTTGCAAAAATTTATTCAACACTTAATGAAACACTCAGAAGAGGTGGGGTATACAAAAACGGGGCAATTGTTGCTCATCTTGACATTAACCACCCCGATATTGTTGAGTTCGTGCTCGCTCCCAGGGCTGAACTTCCCTGGATTAAAAGATGCGTCGACCTTGATCCCGGACTCTGGAAT